CCCCAAGTTGTAATATCCTGTGCCATAACGCCCGGCAAAGCATTATATCCTCTTTCAAAAGCAAGAATAAGAGCACCAGGAAATTGGGCTCCAAAGGTGGTTTTGCCCACCTTTGGAATTCCATATACATAGGTAATATAGCCAGACAAATCTCTACTTACTTTATGAGGAGTAATTGATAATAGATTTATAGCCATATTTACCTCCTATTAGAACTTAAATTCACCCGTAGCTAAACTTTCAACTGGTGTTCCTTTTGGAACATTACCGATTGCATTGCCCTGAGATGCCTTGTATTCATCTCTACGCTGCTTAAGTTCAGCCAATGTATTTTCACGAGCCTGAGCAGCTGTCTTTAAATCATCAAATGTGATTGTCTCTTCTAAACCAAATTCATATGGCTCAGAAGCTGCCCACGTTACAACATAATCTTTATTAGAACTTTGGACTTCTCTTACAGAATCTTCTCCAAATGCAGACTCTTCATGAATATATCTTGTAATTTGTTCTGAAACAATCTGTCCTCTTACCTTTGTGAATACAGGGTTCTTAGGAGAAGCTTCAAGACCAACGAAATAATCAATTGCTTTTGGATTAATTGCAGAGAAAGTTACTGGAAGCATACTCTTTCTAAAATCAAAAATTCTACCATCAATAATTGCTTTTGCTGGAGAGGTGATATTTCCATTATCATCTTCAACGGCTTCCTTTTCTCTTACTCCAACAATAACAATATCTGCTTCAAAAGTGCTTCTCTGATTTTCATTTTCACTAATAGACTGAACAACGTGAACAAATCCACCTTCATTTCTCTTTACAGAAACAAGCTCTTCTGCTCCGCTTCTATCAGAATAGAACTCATTCAATCCAATAGCAGAATCAACCCTAATTTTAGCTGCATTATCTCCTACATCAGGATCTGTATAGCAACCAATCTTTTTGTTGATGATATTCTTTAATGTTTCAAATGTCGCATTCTCTTTTCCACTTGCGGTAACAGCTGTTACATATGTAAAGTGGACAGGAACGATATTTGTTTTTTTATCATTTGTTGCGATATCAATAGTACCTGAGATAAATTCTGTTCCGGGCTTTTTAGAGTTTGGACCAGAAACTTTAAGCTCAAGACTGTGCTGATACAAAATACCTTCAATTCTTGCTGAATTTAATAATTTTGCTTTCATTTTCTTTTCTCCTTAATCAATTTTATAATTTTTACCTTTTTCGCTTAGTGTATAAATAACGGGGTCTTTTCCAATTCTTTCAGCAAAGCCATCATTTACAAGTTTTCTCAGTGTGCCAGAAACGGCTCTTGAAGAAATCCCGAGACCTTCAGCAATGTCTTTAGACTTGGCCATTTTAATATTATTGTCCTGCATATATTTCAAGACAACTTTTCCATTATCAGTAATTTCTGGCTTAGAACTATCTTCACCAGTTCTAAGAATTTCAAGGTAATCCTTTACATCATCTGTCATAATACTTTTTGCGTAATCTTCATTGTGCGAAATCAAATCATCAATAAAATTTAAAAATTCATCTTTCATATTTTTTACCTTTCAATCATTGTAATTATATTATATCAAAATTTTTATTAAAAGGCAACTTCTTCGTCAAAGATTAGCTGATCAGCGTAAGGAAGTGAATGTGTCCATTTTACAAAAGAATGCCATTCAGTAAGTTTATGGTTTGCGCGTTGAGCACAAATGCTGCGCAGATTCTCGTAGTTCATCGTAACTGTTCTGGTTTGAAGCCATCCATTAGGCAACCAGCGCACAAGTTCTTTCCAGTAACGCTTATCTTTTGTTTCGTTATATTTTTGGCGTAAACGTTCTAAAAGATTTAATATGGCACTAATATCATCATCTAAAATAAATTTATCTGGTGAAATATCTTTATATTCAGTTTTTACCTCACTTATAAGTTTATCATCTTCATATGCTGAGATTTTTCCACTTGGAGGAAGATTTTCATAATCTGGTTCAGGCATATACCCTTCACCACTGTCCATAGACCACATACCAACCTGTAAATCTCCTTCATA